ACTCAGATCGACTACTCTAACCAGTATGTCATGTTTGGTCTCGATGGTGAGCAACCATTCGTCATCGATAATCAGGAAACATATGCTATCTACACAGGTCAGCGTATTTCTTCTGCTGCTATTAAGGAGATCAACTACGATCAAAACTTCGCGATCATTGAAAACGTTGACCTTGGTAGATCAGATCACAGAAACTGTGCTGATATTATCGACCTTAACGCTGCATGGATTGCTGAAGAGGCAGTCGGTAGAATGCAAGCAGCATTCCCTGATTTTACGATCCCTGGCAACAACATGGCCGAAGGTAGTTATGGTGGCACCAATGTGTGTATCAGGGATACCAAAGACTACATCATCGGCGCTCTTGTCAAGGACTTGAGAGACGGTGGTAACTATAATTCACTTTACACCGCTCGTACTTACCTTGAAGCATCAGGCAAACTGAAGCACGTTGGTGGCGAGATTCTGCAAACTCTGTATGCATGGGATCAGACATTCGTCCTTTGTAAGTATGTAATTACTACAACTGATACAGATCTGACTGGCACCTATACAAACAGACTGAGACTTCCTAACAACTTCTCTTCCCCTGCCTCTGCTTCAATTCAGAATGAGTTTGATATTCTCGGTCGTGAAGTGCTGGAAGTCCTAGCACCTAATCCTGATATCTTCAGAGACACTGGTGTCTTAATCTGGAAAAACCGCGATTACATTGCAGAAGAAGTTGCTGGTTACATACTTGATAAGTATGAAGTTGACGTTAATGGCACTCCTACACAATTCTTGGTGATTCCTGGTTATGGTCAACCATATTGTGAGAGAGATGTTAAGCAATTCATTCTCCCTGCTGTAATTGCTGACCTTTGCACAGGTGGGACATACAACGTAGAAGCAGTTATTGATCAGTATCTAGATGATCAAAACAATGTGCTCCATGTTGAGCATGAGTTGAATCCAATGCTTGATGCATTTGAGCACGCTAAGTATCTTACCCAGAAAGCAGGTAACAACTTGCTCCTTTCTCCTGGAGAAGTTGCAGGAGACCTTGGTGGACCAGCATGGGCACAAGACGACTATCACACACCTCTGTTTACTGCTCGCGGTGCATTTAGAGATGATACCATCACTATCGATGATGAAGGATATCCTCAGGATAATGTTTCTAACTGGAATCGTTATAAAGATGCTACCAATGCACTCAAGGCTAACGTTGATCTGATTGCACATGAGGCAGTCGAGACAATGAATGATATGTCTAAGTTTGCTGCATTCCAGATCAAGGGTGGTGCTGTTAACTGCATGGATGATGTTAAGGATATCCTTAATGCCATGGTCCATGACCTCAACTACAACTGTAATGAGAAGACATGGGATGCTACAAGTCTATATGTTGAAACTGAGAATAACTCACTGAAGCATATTGAAGACGACTGGGAAGCAACTGTCACTGTCATGAAACTTGTCAGAGATATAGCAACTCTTACCATAAGAAATGGTTTTGGTAGAGATTATATTCCTGGAAACGATCCTAATAGTATAGATCCTTCCTCATACGAGGCAAACCCCAGAGAGCAAATTTTCGCTGACTGTGGTGATGCTATTGATGCAAACATTCGTTGGATTGCTGAGCAAGCAGTTAAAGCAGGCACTACACAATATCCTGCATTAAGCATTAACGGTGGAGCTAGTGCAATGTGGTGGAAGGAATTCACTCCCACTACTGCAACCTATGCTGCAGGGTCTGGTGTATTGACTCTCACAATTCCTAATCATGGATTGAATATTGGTGAGCATATCAGTATTGCAGGAATGGGTATAACCTTCACCTGTAGTCAAGATAGTAATGCATCACTCCATCCATATCCACGCAATACTGACCCTGTTTATGAAAAACGTATTGTAATTGTAGACACTACTGCAGATACAATCTCAGTTGATGTCGGCAAATCTCCTGCTGGTCAACAGTATACACATACATTTGTATCTGCAGTGACTGGTGCTATTCGCTATGGATGGAGTGATGGTGGAGAGCATTTCGCCCCAACAGCTGCTGCATACACGGCATCTTCGGGTGATATGGTCCTCACTATACCTAACCATTCCTTTAATGTTGGTAATAGAATGTCTATTGCTACTGATAGTTTGGTCTTTACCTGCTCTCAGGATGCTAACGGTAGTGAGCATTCTTACCCACGCAAGGGTGATCCAGCATACGGCACAACAGTTGCAATTACTGCAATTGGCACAACCAATCAAGATGTATCCTCTGCTGCATATGATGCAGTTTCAGGTCTGATGACTATCAATACAACTGGTGCTCATGGGTTGTCAACTGGAAACAGAATTAAAATTGCAACTGATGGAATTACATTCACTTGCACAATGGATGGTAATGGTAGCAACCATGCTTATCCTCGTGCTACAGACCCTGCTGCTGATAAGTGGTTAATTGTTAGTGTTGTAGATTCTGACACATTCACCTGCTATGTGGGTGTTGCTGCAAATGCAAATCAGTATACACATGCATTCGTGAGTGCTACCGCTGGCGCAGTTATTAAGCAAGATAGTCAGGTTACAGTTAACGTTGGCGCTTCTCCTGTTGGTCAACAATATACTCACACATTTGTAAGATCTACACCAGATTCACTTACTTCCGCTGGAAGTATTGATTGTGTCCATGATGTAACTGATATCCTCAGAGCACTGGTATTCAACCTCAAGTATGACGGTGACAACTGGATTAACTGGGTATCTGAATTCTATACGACATATTCTGGATCTCTTGCACACGTTACATCCCTGGCAACAGAGGTAAATTGGATTCTGAATGAAACTAAGAGATTAGTAAAACGTGCAATTCGTGGTCAGATTATTAATAACGTTGCAAATTACGGTGGATCTCTTGAAGCGGATGGTGGGCAGTCATTCTCAAATTCAACACCTAAACCTACTACGGTGCTTCGCAATTCTACATCTGACGGCATCACTCTCGGGGGCGATTATAACAACGTTATTACTCGATCATTCACCAATGGCACAACTGACATTGCTAGTGCATCCAACTCCACAACTGGTATTTCCAACGATGAAGATTTGACTTGTAGTTGTGTAACAGTGCTTCCTAGTGGCACACCTACCGATGGCGTCCTCTGGGAGCTTGGTGACAGTAGTGCTGGTGCATACATCGGTATCAGAGATAGTGGCACATACCTCCGTCTCCGTGCTGGTAATGGTGCTAACTCCTATTCTGGTGGTGCATCTGCTGCCTCCGACAACGGTCTCGCACTTCTTGATGTCCAAGTCTCTAGTCTCTCAGATTACTTTGATGGTGGTCAGCATGAGATTACTTGGGAGATTAGAATTGGTGGCACAGTTGCTTCTGGATCTGGTCGTGTCAAACTTTGGATTGATGGCAACGAAATCGCTTCTGCAGAGACACCTGGATTGAATGTTGGTCTTTATGAAGCAGGTGGATTACTGGCAGGCACCAATGCTGGCGGTTTTGCCGCTACGGCAGGTGCTGTGCCATCGGGCGAATCAACAACAGCATGGGCGTATACAACAGGTGATCTTTCATACTACAGATCACGTCTGGTTGATCCTGCCTACACAGGTAGTGAGGCTGATGCCGTTGCAACTGAAATTGATAATCTAATGGCACTGGTTACAGATGCAATTAGTAATCCTGGTAACGTTGCAAGCCGCGCTACCACGCTGCCTAAGATTTGGCCAATTAAATACACGCCTGAAATTGCAGTTAGAGACACGGATCTTACATATGACTCTTCTGCTGCTGAGTGGAATCAGACTTGTGCTGAAGTTGCTTCTGCTATCGATACACTCATTGATATCTACATCACTACAATTGAAAACGCAGCAAATAGCAATATTAATCAGTTGTCTAATATCGTTAGGACAACTAGACTTGACGCTTACACAAATAGCAATTATCAGCAAGGCACATGTGAAGGACCACAATCTGCCATTGATACTCTGTTTGATCTGATGACAGATACTCTTGGCGGTGGATTAAACACTGACAAGAGTATTGCTAACATGTTGTTGTTTAATAAGGATGCTATCGCACAGAGAGCATTTGATCAAACTGTGACCTACTACAGCACCACTAACATGACAGTGGACTTCTGTAGTGATGTCGTCAAGGCAATCAGATATGACATGATTACTGGTGGTAACGCAGGTGCATTTGGACTGGTCCAAAACTGGTTTGATGGTGAAGGTACCTTCATTGCATTCCAAGATGTATCTCGCACGCATCTAATTTATGCAACTACTCGTATACGCGAGTATATCAAGTCGGTATTGTATCAATTGACTTCAGATGCAGGTTGGGCAGCATACAACACCTATCAGTTAGGACTCAATGGTCGCCTAGATTATAACCGTGAAGCATCTGAATTTATTATGGATTCTTCAATCAACTGTATTGAGTATTCACTGGAGACATCTAAATTCCCAACTCAAGGTAGTGTTACCTGGGTGCCTAGCAGCGACGTTGTTAACATTAGCACCAAGTATGAGTTGGGATATGACTACAACACTGACCCCGCTCTGGTTACTCTGACTCCTATCGTCCCCGTTGGTTTCGACCGCGCCGAGTATAGAGTTAGAATCTATCGCACAAACTCCTTCCGTCGTGGTGATATTCTCCAGTATATCCCAGCATCTGAGACTTCAGTCAAAGAACTTACTGGTCAATCTTACTGGTATGTGATGACTGCCACTGCACAGTGGTTTGAGGTTGGTGCCCATTACATGCACGATGGCAGATTTAGAAAAATTGAAGTTGACACCACTAACTCTGGTCAGCAGATCTTCTCTGTCGTCAGACGTACTGGTATCGATAGATCAACTCCCCTCTTCCCAGCGGATCCTTCGCAGACTCCTATCCAGGGTGGATTTAACCCCGCAGATGTTATCTACGGCACCACTTCTGAGTCTTCCTCTGAAGTTGGTAGTATCTCACTTAACCAAGCAGAGATTAACAGACTCTATACTCGTTATAATCTGAATAATGTCAGTCAGAATCTGGGTGTTTATGAAAACTTCCAGAATGGTGAGATTGTTACAGTCCAAACAAATCCTAGTATTACTGGACAGGTTTTACAGACAGACAAGACAAATTCAGATGGTATAAACTTTGTCAATCTAACTACTGTCGCGGGCGTAATTAACGTAGGTGATATCCTAGTTGGTGCTGATAGCGGCACGACTGCTGAAGTTACTTCCTTCGATTCTCGCATGTTAATCAACGTCGAGAAGGGATCATTCGCACAAGGCGACTGGTTGTTTGATAAAGCATCTGCTGTTGAGGCATACGCTAATACATATGCCAATAAGTCTGGATCTCTTACAGGTAATGACGGTGGTCGTATTACGATTGACGTTGAAACCATCGGAGATGCATGGTCTACTGGCGATATTATCTACGGTAGCGTCACTGACTACATCCTTGAAATTAAGGGTCTCTCTGGTACGCAGATTCAACTTAACCAGTATATCCATGGCACCAACATCTATCAGTTGGAGCTTGGCACTGCAATTGTTGATACGGGTGTTGCTGACACATTCCGCGTGGGTGATGAGGTTGTCCTCCTACAAGGCACCACATTGAAAGATCCTGGTTTCCGTGCAACGGTAACTCAATATATCAATGGCATCAACATAGATCCTGCCGATCCAAACTATGGAATCCATCGCTTGTTTATCGGTAACTTGATTCCTGTGGGCACTGGTGAAGATATCAATGCTCTTACCACGGGTGGTAATAACATCGGTAAACTTGATATTGGTAGTAACTTCCCAAGCATCTATGCTAATGTTACTACGATCACAGACACTGCATATAACTCTTACGGGCGCGTGGCTGCTATCAACCAGCAGGGTATCACCGCAACCGTCTGGTTGGAAAATGTTAAAGGCAACTTCCTTGACAACATGACCGTCATTTCTGACTATGGTTGGGGTGGTGTGATTGCTAAGGCACGCACGCTTGAGGGTCGTGTTGATCGCTACTTCCGTGGTTTCGACGGTGCTCAGACACAGTTTGATCTTACGATCAGCAACGGTGAAGCATACTTCCCAGATCCCGCTGGTCACATGCTCATCTTCGTCAACGGTATCCTGCAACCTCCTGGCGGTAACAACTCCTATGTCGCATTCTCTGACAAGATTAACTTCTCTGAGGCACCCGACATTGGATCTGAATTCGTTGGTTACTACGTTGGTAAACTCCGTCAGATGGACGATATTAGCTTCGAGTTTGACTCCTTGCGGTCGTCCTTCAACCTCAAACGTGAAGGTCTCTTCTACTCACTGACTCTGACTGAGGGTGTCTCTTCTAACGTGATTCGCCCAGAAAACAACATCATTGTTTCACTCAACGGTATCATTCAGGAACCTGGCGTCGCATACGATCTTGTCGGATCTAGAGTCATCTTTGCTGAAGTGCCTCGCGCAGGATCAACCTTCGTCGGATTCTCCTATATTGGATCTGACACGGACGTGATTGCTGCAACTGTTGTGCCTCCTGTGGAAGCAGGTGACAAACTTGAGATTGACGGTGAGGAATTCCCTCGTGACGTTGCTCTGATCGAATCTTCAAACTCCTTGATCACCTTTGAATATACGGGATCTGTTAAGGGACGTAACGCTGCTGCATTGGCAACTATCCGCTCGGGTCAGTTGAATACTGCACTTCTCACCAACTCTGGTGATGGTTACACCTCACGCCCTAACGTGGACGTGATTTCATCCTCTGGTTTTGATGGTCGTATCAAGGCACTCATGGGCATCACACGCATTGACGTGAAGACCCCTGGCACTTCTTATCTGCAACCATTAGTCCAGATTGATAACATTGTCCCAGACGACTTTATTAATCCTTCGGGCACGCCTGTCAACGGTGGTAGAGATATCTACAACGCTGATGAGGCAATTGATGGCGACACCACTACGATTACTGCTGGCACGATTGCGATCATTCAGGATCCTGTAAACGTAACAGTTAACCAAGGTCAGACTGCATCCTTCACGGTTGCTGCTACTGTCACAAACAGTCAGCAACTCAACTACCAGTGGCAGAAGAAGGAATATGGCACTCAGACCTGGAGTAACATCATCGGTGCTAACCAGTCAACATTCAACACCAACGATGCCGCTCAGGCAGACGATGGTGACGAATACAGAGTTGCAATTACTGCTGCAGGTGCAACGCCTGTCTACTCACTGAGCGCAGTACTTACGGTGCAGACTGGAGCTACTGTAATTAGTAACTTCAACCCAGCATCAATCTTCGATGACATCTAAATAAAAGTAAAACCATGGGGGCAACTGCAAGTTATAACAATGCCACTGAAATTCTCACAGTAGCGGCGGATGGTCTTCCCGCTCCTGTGGGGTTTGGCACGTTTCCTAACGCCAATAACCCAAACACAGTAACGGAGCAAGATTTCGATCATGCTTTCGTTTACCGTGGTGGGACCTTTGGTATTAGTCGCACATTCGACACTAACGTTTGGAATCAAGACGGATTCCTTAGGTCTATAGTCATATCTGGTAATGATAACTCGTTGTTTAACAGCGAGATCCAAGTGGGTGACAGACTTATGTTTACCTTCAGTGATGGTATTAAAAGAGTATTCCTTTATAAAGGCACTACCTTTACATCTATTGAAAACGAATGTTGGTTAGCAACATCAGATAGACTTGACCTTATTATGAGAGACCAAGAGTCTCTAACTAGCGGCACATATGAGTATTATGATGATCGAAACGGTAGAAGTGCTACACCTTTAGGCACTATCGGTATTGCTGCTAATGGCGTTGCCCTGTTTAATCCTTCTGCTGGTGCTGGCGGAAACCCTCCAGTAGGATTTAGTTGGAATGCACACTACCCACAGTCTCCTGTAGATTTTGGTGATGATAACTGTGGTGGTCATCCTGAGCAAAGTGGTCAGTATCATTATCATGATACACACTTCCTTGATTGTTGGCGAGAAGGGTCATCGATGGCAGGATACAATGATTATTATGGCACTACACAATATAACGGTGACAACCTGAGACATCCTGACGGACATTCCAAGATCGTTGGTATTGCATTTGACGGATTCCCAATCTATGGTCCGTATGCTTATGCATCTTCATGGGATAATCTGTCCACTCCCAGAATTATGCAGTCTTCTTTCTCAACTAAATCAGTTGAGACATCAGGTAGACCTGACTATGGTAACACCATTCAAAACCCCCCTGCAGGCGCTCTGGTGCAGGACTGGGAGTATATTGAGGCAACGGGTGACCTAGACATCCATAATGGTAGATTTTGCATTACTCCAGAATTCCAGACTGGAACCTATGCGTATTTTCTATCTGTAGACCCAGACGATATTGATGCTCCTGAGTTTCCATATATGATTGGGACCTCGACACGAGAGACTATCAATACTGGATTTACATTACAAGCACCTGCAGCTCCCCCTGATGGTGGTGGTGACGGTGGACCACCAGTCCTCCCAACTCTGGTATTTACAAACCAACCTCAGAATGCTTCGGCAAACCCAGGAGAAACAGCAACATTCTCTGTGCAGGCAGAGATCAGTCCAGAAAACGGACCTATTGCTTATCAGTGGTATCGCTCCACAGATGGCGGTTTCGCATTTGCTGCTATTACAGGAGCAACTACAAACTCTTATACTCTCAGCGTCCTTACATATATGACGGGATACAGATTCCGTTGTCGTATCATCGGTCCTCTTGGAGTATCAACTCAAGCACAAAACTCACCACTTGACTCCAATGCAGCAACATTGACTGTTACTGGATCTGGCGGTGGCAGCGGATCTACCGCTAATAGATTCGATAGCACGTCGAGTACTCTTGACTCTACGGCACAAACCTTCGATGGCACCTAAATAACACTGTAGAAATCTACCCACCATGGCAAAACAGAATCTTAGTATTGGATCGTCAGCAAATGACGGAACAGGTGATAGTCTCAGAGATGGTGCTATCAAACTGAATAGCGTAATTGACGAATTATATACCGCTCTTGGTAATGACACCAACCTGTTGGTGAATGTTGGCACCCCTTCCGCAGGGCAGTTGTTGAAATGGAATGGATCTCAATTTGCTGAGGGAAATTTTGACACACTAACTTCAAACTTAGACGTTGGTGGATTTGAGATCGGATCTACCGCTAATGGTGATGTAGTCATCAAACCTCATGGTAGTGGTGATATTAAGTTTTGGGCGGGTGGCACTGGAAGTGCTCTGACATATATCGATGGCACGGACGGTAAGTTAAAGTATACAAACCATTTTGACACTACGGCAGATCTCCCTGCAGCAGCAGATCATCATGGTATGTTTGCTCATGTCCATGCTGAAAATCATGGATACTTTGCACATGGTGGTGCTTGGATTCAACTGATTGACTCTGGATCTAGTGTTGGTGAGCTCACTGACGTTGATATGACAGTTGGTGGTGGTCCCTCCGATGGTCAGGTGCTCAAGTGGTCTGCTGCCAATAGTCATTGGTATCCAGACAACGATGCTACTGCATCTGGTGGTGGCAGCACTACACAGAATCTATTTGAAGGTTTCAATGCTGATACGGGGTCTACTACAGCGAGTGCTCCTACTGACGTGCTTACTGTGGCTGGTGGCACAAATATCTCCACGTCTATTGCTGGAGATACATTAACAATTGCAATGACTGGGACGTTAGGTGATGTTGATCAAAACCTTTTCTCGGTGATTGGATCTGACTCTGGATCTAAAACTGCCAATTCTGCTACTACCACTGTTAATTTTGTTGGTGGCACTGGGGTCTCTACTGCTATTAATGGCGATAATCTGACAATCACCAATGATTCACCTAACGCTGATCAAAACATTTTTGCAACAGTAACTGGTGATAGCGGCACTACTACTTCCAGCTCCATTACTGGATCATTGGCAGTAAGTGGTGGTAACGGTGTAACAACAACTGTTACTGCTAACACTGTTAGTATTGCTGCTGATCTGTTTCTTGCTAGTGGCGTTACTCTGTCAGAGAATCAGAGTTTCATTACTAATGCAAGTGGTGAAGTTGAAGCTGTTTCATCTGCTGCTGTTGGTTTCGAGATTTCTGGAAGCACAAGTGCTGGATATAACTTCAGCAACGGCGGATGGAGTGGAAGTGGAAACCCAACCATCTATGTCTATCGTGGATTCACATACAGATTTAACAACACCACTGGTGGTGGTCACCCATTTGCTCTGAGACAGACGAGTGGTGGATCTGCTGTAAGTGCTGGTGTGAGTGGATCACAAAGTGGTGTCCAATACTGGACAGTGCCTATGACGCTTGCAGCAGGCACATCATATGTCTATCAATGCACCATTCACTCTGGAATGGTCGGTAATCTCGTGGTTGTCTAATGACAAGAACAGTCCCTGGATCTGGTGCTTCAATTTTCCCCGTATTTAATAGTATATTCGGGGTAAGAGAAGTTTATGTTACTGCAGGAGGTAGTGGGTATGATCCCGCTGACCCCCCTAGACTTCGTATTGAAAATTGCGGCACACCCATTAGAGATGCTGTACTTAGACCAGTCATCGATGGTATTCGTGGTGAGATCACCGCTGTAGAAGTGTTGGATCCAGGTGAAGGGTATGATCCCATGCGTCTGGAAATTGTAGATGAAGATGCATCTGTCCCTGCTCAAGGTAAGATCTTCCTGAAGGATGACGGCGGTATTGACTTCATTCAGATGACTCAGTTTGGTGATGAATACTATGCCACTGACGCAGAAGTTAAAGGTGGTGGTGGATCTGGATCTGAGTTGGTGCCTATCACAGGTCTAGTCACAGGTCTTGCTATTGAAGAGTTTGGTAGAAACTATACCGAAGAAGATGTCAACATTATCATCTCAGGTGGTGGTGGTCAAGGTGCAACTGGTGTTGCTGGTGTAAACCCATTTGGTAAAGTTACGGCAATTACCCTCACTAACTCTGGTGAATTCTTTGAAGATCCTCCCCTAATTCAAATTATTGGTGGTGGTGGATCTGGTGCTAGTGCTGCGGCATTTATTGATCTTGGTGCTATTACTTCTATCGACCTCATAGCAGGTGGTGCTGGTTATGTAAATTCCCCTCAGGTCATCTTTACTAGAGATACAAACCTAATCAAGACTGCGAGAAACAGACAGTCTCTAAACTCTGTTGTTTATAATTTGTCAGGTATTCTGACCGACGTGACAACTGGCACCGAAACCATTCATGTTGAATCAACTGCACCTTATCCTGGATCTGGTAAATTCCTTCTTGGTAGAGAAATTGTTAGATATACAGGTAAAACTGCTACAACATTTGATGGATGTGACAGGGGCACAAACTTTAGATTTGACCAAAAGATCATTCTTGATACTCTCCAAAATGATGCCGCAACGGGAGACACTCTTTATAATTTCCAAGTTACTGATAAAGTTAGACGTGTTGTTGAAAACGCAACTAATAGAGTCGCTATTGTCTATGACTGGGATGAGACCGAGCGAGCATTATATCTAACATTCCAAGTTGATGAGTTGGCATTTATTGATGCTGGCAGATCAGGTGAGAAGTCTAAAATTATCGCATTCTTTGCAGGCACTTCTGGATCATCTTCAACTGGTGTTGCACCACATACTCTGGTTGAATTGGAAGGTAATGATATTGTTGCATTTACCACACCTTTTACAATTATCCAAAATAGAAAATTTGAAGATAATGACGAAGAGTATGTTGATGCTGATGGTATCCAACAGTTTGGAGATGGTATTCCCGATCTTCTTAACACAGGAACGGATTATGAATCCCAAGTTAATTTAGATGGAGGCGTTGCCTCGTCTAAATATGGTATTGAGGAAGAATTGGGTGGCACAAATACCACACTCTTCCAAATTGGTGATCAAATTTATGATGGTAGTCCTAACCAACTGGTTGCTACTGTCCAATCTGCAGGTGCATTAGGAGATGGTGATTCACATATCTCTACTGCAATTATTACAATTGAATACATTACGGCTTCTCTGTTTAATGTCCCCACTGCAGGTGGTGAAGAGGTCGTAGCTGGACAGACATCTGGCATCACAGCAACTACAACAGCAAGAAGACTTGCACCTAGGTCAGGTCAATATTATTTGGATGTTAAATCAATCCAAAGTAATGATCCAACTTACAAATTTGCTGCTGGTGAGACATTGCAAGGAAACACCTCTGGTGCTCAAGCAAAAATCATCGCAGTCGAGTATAACAAATTCCTCAGAAATGAGGGTGAGTATTAACCCCATAAATAAATCTATAGGATAATTGGTAACCAATGGCGCTATTAACCGACCAATTTAGAATTTTTACTGCCAGTCGGCTCATCAAGTCTTTGCAAGGTCCCGATCCTGCTCAGACTGATAGTGATGCTGGAAGTAGTCGTGATCGTCTGTATGTTTTCATCGGTCGTCCCCAACCTTGGGATAACGAGAATGCAGCGCCCGATCCTGTGGACTCTTTCCAAGAGTTTAGCGATGACTTCGCTGACATGATATCAATGAAGCGGGTGCTGGCGAATGATACTATTCAAGTTATTCGTAGGACTGACTGGATTCCTCCTGAGCAGACCACTGGTGGCTTGGGTTATGTTTACGATATGTATCGTCATGACTACAGTGCAACTAAAACCGCATCTTCTGGTGCTACCAAACTTTATGATGCAGACTTTTACGTTGTTAACTCATCGTATCAAGTCTATAAGTGCATCTATAACGGGACATCCCCTAGTGATCCTAACGGTAAGCCTTCTACTGTTGAGCCTACGGGTACTTCAACTTCTATTATTACCACTGCTGACGGTTATCGTTGGAAGTATATGTATACGATCCCTGTGGGTCTTGTACTGAAATTCTTCTCTAACGAATACATGCCTGTGCTGAGTGACACCGCTGTGGTGTCTGATGCAATCGGTGGTGAGATTGATACAGTTATTATTTCTTCTTCTGGTGCAGGATATAACAATGGTACCTACGAGAATGTGCCTATCAAAGGAGATGGTGTTGGCGGTCGTGTTTCTCTGGTTGTCGATGGGGGGCGTATTGTTAATGCTACTGTCACATCGGGTGGATCAGGATACACCTTCGGTAAAGTCATCATCGATGAAGTCAACGGTATCGGTGCAGGTGCAGGATCAGGTGGCACCGTTGAAGTGATCATTCCCCCAACTGTCGGTCATGGTGCTGAGCCAGGGACAGAAATGGGTGGATACCGAGTCATGATCAACACCAAATTTACCTACGCTGAGGGTAGTGGTGACTTCCCAACTGATAACGACTACCGTCGTATTGGTCTGGTGATCAACCCCAACAAATTCGGCACAACAGAATTGGCAGCAGATCTTACTCTGTCCGCCACAAAGTCAGTTATCTTTGCTCCTACCTTTACGGGTAACTTTGCTACTGACGAAATTATGACACAGTCTCGCACAATTGGTGGTCAGCAAGTGACTGCCCGTGGGCGTGTGATCTCATGGAATAGCACAACCAAAGTGCTTAAGTATTACCAGAATAGAATTGATGGTGTCTTCCCTGAATTCACTGGTAGTCTAATTGAGTTTGAGGGTGGTAACCCTGTTGTGGGTGCAACATCTGGTGCATCTGCAGACCCTGATATCAACTTCCCAATTGTATCAGGTGCATCTACTCGTGTTATTAACAACACTGAGTATGACTTGGGTATGTCTTTTACCAACGGTTATGCAAAACCTGAGGTTGAGCCAAATTCGGGTCGGGTTATTTACATAGATAATAGAGGCGCTATCACTCGTGCTGGTGACCAAATCGAAGACATTAAGATCGTAGTAGAGTTCTAAACGATGCCCCAGAATACCAATCTAAATATTGCTCCTTATTTCGACGACTTCGATAAGGATAAGAATTTCTACCGAGTGTTGTTTCGACCTGGGTATCCTATCCAAGCTCGTGAATTAACGACTCTACAATCGATTCTCCAGAATCAGATTGAATCCATCGGTCAACACTTCTTCAAAGAAGGTGCGATGGTTATTCCTGGTCAGGTCGGTTATGACCTGAATGTGCAGGCAATCATTCTGCAACAATCATTCCTAGGTGTAGATGTCGAAACCTACAGGACTCAGCTACACGGTCAGATTATTGAGGGCATCACGACTGGCGTGAAAGCAAAGGTCTTGTATTCAATTGCT